TCGCCGCGGCGAGCGGGCTGACCGGCCCGGCGATCGTCGAGGTGACCCCGTTGGTGCGCACGTCGATCTCGAACGCGTTGGTGTCGAACCGGTGCACCGCGCGGTAGTAGTTGTTCGTGTCGGTGAACCGCAACTGCACCGCGGCGTCGCCGTAGTTGGCGATGGACGACACCGAGAACGTCGCAGTGATGTCGTCGTTGAGCGAGGTGTACGGCAGTGAGATCTGGCAGAAGCCCGGCGCCGAGTGGGTCATCAGCGCCGATGTGCCGTTCGTCGAGAACTGCGACGCGGCGCCGGACACCACCGACCACGTGTTGCCCCAACCGTTGGTGGTGCTGCGGTCGAACGTGTCCAGGAACGTTGGGCTCGCCCCGATGAGCGCCGCGGTAGACCACTCCACGGTCCGGTCGTCGACGGCGAGAGTGTGCCGGATTCCTTCGACGACGAAGTTGGCGGCACCGACCGGCCAGTTGGTCGGGGTGTGGATGATGCGCACCCGCCGACCCAGGCCGACGCCGAGCAGCAGCGCGCATTCGTCCTCGGTGCGGGCCATCAGGTGGAACGCGAGCACCGGCTGGCGTGGCCGTGGTGTGGCGTAGTAGGTGGTGAGGTGGGTGGCGAGGTTGCTGGCATCCGCGTCGACCGGGGTGGTGAGCGTGGCCGACGCCGGGCCTACGCCGTAGCGCTTGATGCTCGCCGCGTCGCTGCTGTACGCGGTCGCTGCGCCCGCCTGTTGGATGGCGGTCGAGTTGATGACCGCGGTCGGCCTCCGCAGCACCGGCGTGGCGATCCACTCGTACGGGATCTCGACCGGCGGCAGTGCGCGACCGCCGACGGGTTGGCTCGTCCACGGGCCGCCCCAGGACCGCTTGGGCAGCCCCGGGCGGTACAGCGGCCCCGGCACCTAGTTGACCTCGTACAGCCAGTACTGGTGGATCTGGACAGCGTTGGCGTTGTTCAAACTGAACGTGCCGAACAGATCGACGGTCATCGCGACGGTGGAGTCGAAGCCGGTCCCGACGGTGGGCACGGTGTTGGGCATGAGCAGGGTCGCCGGCGTCGTTGCCGAGTCCGCGACCGCAGTCAGTGACAAGCATTGCGACGTGATGGTGCCCTGACCGATCAGGTTGGCCGTGGTGCCGTTTCCCACGGCGCGGCAGGTCAGAAGAATTCGCCCGACGACCGGCAGCGTTGTGTGCACCGTGCTGCTGAGCTGCATCGCCCCACCGTTGAACACGATGATGTTGGACGTCGGGCCCATGCGGACGTCGAGGGTCAGCGTGCCCGGTGTTGTGGCGATGTTGCCGAGCTGGCCCGCGAACTCGATCAGTACGCCCTTGCCTCGGCGGTCGAAGAAGTCCGGCTTAAGCGTCACCTTGCCGGTGGCGTCCAGCAACGATGTTGGCGTTGTGGAAGCGGTCAGGTTGGGGCCGGCGACCTGCATGGCCTTCAGGCACTCGGCGTAGGTGTATCCCTGCACGGGGCGTCTCCTAGGTGCGCAGTACGATGGGCCGGTCCAGGCACGGTTTGGCTAGGCAGGGCGTGGCTTGGCCGGGCTCGGTTGGGCAAGGTACGGCAGGGCTTGGCAAGGGATCACGATCAGACGTTGTACAAACTTCGCCTGTCGCGGAAGACCAAGCGTCCGTCGCCGTCGGTACTCAGCAGGCCCTGCTCGGTGGTCTCGGCCTCACGCATCGCGGTCAGCGGGTCCTTGCCGGCCAGTTCGGCGCGCTGCATGATGCTGGCGCCGGTGTCGATGGTGTTGGCGACGTCCACATTGGGCAGACCGGCGTAGCGGGCGATGGTGCGGATCCGGTCGCCGGTGGGCTGACGGTCCAGGCCGAGCAGCCCCATCTGGTACTGGTCGGTGAAGAAAGCCCGCGTCAGCGTTCCGGGGTTGCCGGCGTAGAACTGGACGCTGCCGAACGAGTAGCCGTTCTCACCGTCGAGGGCCACTTCTTGAAATGTGCCGGTACTCGCGCCACCGAGAGCGGCCGTCGTGGTCTGGTCGCCGACGAAGAAGGTGATGGCCCCCGACGTGACGTTCAGCAGCCCGCCGAACATCTGCCAGCTGTCGGTCTTGGTGGCTGGCAGTGTGGGCGAGACGATGCCGGCGGACGTTGAGACCAGCAGGGTCCAGCCGGTTGCGACGTTGGCGGTGAACTGGAACGTCGGGTCGGCGGAACCGTTCGCGTGCGCGACGAGCACCTGGGCGCTCACGCTGCCCACCGGCATGTAGACCCAGCCCGCGATGGCTACGACCTCGCCGGCGTTGAGCGGCACGTTGAAGTCGCGGCGCACGATTCGCGGGAAGCCGGTGCCGGCGGCGATGACGGCAGCGGTCGGGTTCATCTGGACGTAGGAAGCGTCGTCACCGATCGGACCGGTGCGTTGCCCCCACTGCAGTTGGTTCTGGCGCGGGGTGTCGTTGTAGTTGACGACCTGAAGCAGCGGCCCGATACCGGCCACGAGTGAGGCGCCCGTGGTCGCCCCACTCGCGTCGTTGAGCGGCCAGTACGCCTTCAGCGCCGTGCCACCCGAGAAGCGGATGTGCTCGGTCAACGTCGACACGAACTGCGGCGAGTCCGCCAGTCGCCCCAGCCGGTCCACGGCCGAGATGGCAACCCGGGCCTCGATGCCGGTGGTGATGACCGCCTCGTCCGGTACTTCGATGTAGCCGGTGAACAGGGTCAGCCGGGCACCGGACACCGTGTCGCGCAGTCGGCATTTACGGCCCGGCCCCCACCACGCCGCATACGGCGAGGACAGGTTGCCGAAGGTCAGCGCGTCGTCGGCGTTGTTGAGCAGCAGATCCACGCGGGCCGGCTCGGACTGGTCCAGGTCGTTCTGTCGGCCGATCTGCAACCGCACGGCCTGCAGGTCGTCGAGGATGCGCAGCGAAAGGTCCACCCACACCGGCACTTCGGCGTCCGGTTCGGCCGAGGACACCTCGAAGACGATCCGGTTCTCCCACGTCACGGATACGCCGCCGCGACGACGTCAGCTGGCTTACCCCGATTGCGCGCGTCGGTGATGAGCATTCCGCGGGTCTTCTGACCAGTCATCGGGTCGATCAGTGTGATGTTGTTCTCGATCACATACCGTGCACCGCCTGACGCCCCACCCGACCATGGCTGCGCGGGTGACAGCGACGCCGGGTGCACCGTGCCGGAGGCGGGGAAGGTCACCGTCTCGTTGCCATGCTCGTTGATCGTGTACGGCACGCCGGCCAGGACCGGACCACCGGCGGCGCGGTGGCCGCCAAAGAACTGGGCGAGCCCGGATTTGGCCAAGTTCGCCAACGCATTGGTCGCGGCGATCAGCCCCGGCATGACGATGTGGATCTCGTACTCGCCCTTGAGGTGGTCGAGTTGCTCCTTCGTCGCCCCGGCCTGCTTGGCCAGGTTAAGTAGCGCCTGCACCTGCGCGTCGTACTTGGCGTTGGTGGCGGCCACGTCATGGCCGGCCTCGATCTCGCGCTGTCGGAAGTCGTTAATCGTCTGGATCATGCGGAGTAGCCCCGCCTGGTTGTCCAGCCCGGCCCTGGTGTTGTCCTCCCAGTGCCGGCCGTTCTTCTTCAGCGTTTCCTGGAAATCGAGCATGCCCTGCTTCACCGCCAGTTGGGCCTGGTCCAGGCTCATGGCGATGCCGAACCATTGGTCGTAAATCCTCAGCAGCGCCTCGATGTAGTCGTGCTGGCGCTTGATCGCGAGGTTCGTCACGTCGATGTGGCTGACGAAATTCTGCTGCGAATCGGAGCCCTCTTTGAGTCCCTTCACCATGTTGTCGATGCCGACGCCGTACTCGTGCAGCTTTGCCGCCAGGTCGAAGTGACCGGTGGCGATCGCGATGCCCTCCAACTCGGCGAGCAGGATGCGCTGGAGCTTGACCTCTTCCTGATAGGCGTCGGACAGGAAATGGATTGAGTCGCCCAACAGGCGGACGGTGCCGTTGACCAGAGCGAACAGCGTGGCCAGACCCTCGACCGTGCCCTTGGACGCGGTGACGTCGTCGATGAACTCACCGAAGGCCTCGCCCATGTCGGCGAGACCGACCGCGGCCACGTCGGCGAACGGTCCCATCCGGTCCAGGGCCTTGTTCACCCCGGGCATGATGCTGGTGCCGAACGCGGCGAAGCCCTTGGCGATGACCTCCACCGTCGGCGCCAGCTTGGCCAACGCCTCGGGTACGTGCATGGCCACCAGCGCCGAATCGAGCGTGTGCAGCGCCTTGATGGTCGGCTCGACGAACGCGACACCGGCCCGGTCGATCTCGGTGAAGATCGTCTCCCCGACGTCGCTGGCCGCCGCCCGCACCCGCGGATCACGGCTCGCCGCGGCGATACCGGCGGCCATCGCGGCAGTGCCGGTCGCGCCAGCGATGGCACCACCGATGACCGCACCGATGGTCGGGGCCGCAGCGATGACGGCCACGATCAGCCCACCGACGAGCGCCGGCATGGCGCCGCTGGTTTCAGGCGCGGAGATCGCACCGGAACGGACACTGGCGCTGCCGGTCGGCAGTTTCACGGCGCTCGCCGAACCGTCCAGATCGGACAGTTCCTTGCGCAGCTTCTCCAGTCGGCCCAGCAACGAACGTTCCTTGCTCAGGTTCGTGCCGGCGGCCTTGTCGCCGGTGCGGGCGAACTCGAGCCCGAGCTCGCGCACCGACGCCTTCGTGGCCTTGATCCGGGCGTCCAGCAACGAGAGATCAGCGGCCGAACCACGGGCCTTGTCGCCCAGGTCGTCGACCTCATGCTTGGCCGCGGCGGTCGTGGCGGCCAGCTCGGCCATGTCCCGGTCGACCTTGTCCACCTCGCGGTCCAGGGCGCCCATCTCGGCGTTCATGGCCTTGGTGGTCGTCAGGACCTTGCCGGCCTCGTTGATGTACGGGGCGGCTTCGAGATCCAGACCGACAGCGATGCGGCGACCGGGCACGGCACCTCCCGGTCAGTTCCGTTTCGTCAGCAGCACCACGCCACGCCGCTTTTGCTCAGCCAGGTTCTCGGCCGCGGCCTGTGCGATCCGCGACGGCTGGCAGATGTCCTCGACCACCTGCCATGAACCTTCGGTGGACCGGTCCCGGCACTGCGACATGGGATGCCCGCAGAGCGAACAGATATCGGCCCGCTCGGCCAGCAGCGCCAACAGCAGGCCACGGTCCACATCGGACCACTGGCGGAACCGGCTGTAGGCGATGCCGACGGAAGTAGCCGCCTCTACGTCTGCTCGGAGTCCCGGATCAGTTCGGAGGCGGCGTCGGAGTTTGGGATGTCGACCTCGCGCATGTTCAACGCCATGCACTCGGACACGAGCGTCGACCACGCCTTGTGGTGGATCAGGTCCACCAGTTCGGTCACCTGCTCGACGCTCATCACCGGGTCAGTACAGGACCGGGACAGCATCTCGGCGTAGAACGGGAAGGCGCGGCCTTCCCACTCGTCGTCGGTCTCGCCGTCCTTGCGGGTCGGGGCGGCGGCCCAGAACTTGTCCCACGTCCGGCTTGGCAGAGCCCGCAGTTTGAAGTCCACCTTGGACTCGCGCATCCGGTCCTGTAGCTCGGCGATCTGCTCGGCGATGACCCGTCTCGGCGATGCGTCGCCGAGGCTGGTGGGCGGTTTGGCGTCGGCGAGTTGCGCCTCCAACTGGGCGATCTTGTCGACCAGCTCCGCGTCCAGACACAACGGCACCGTCCGCGTGGGCAGCGTGGCCCGTTTCTTGACCGCGTCGAAATCGGTCATGCCACCACTGACCGCACGTTCGGGTCGAGGTAGACGGTCAGGTCAACCGTGAAGTCCCACGACGTGTCCGGCGCCGGCTTGACCGGGTTGTACTCGCCGCACTCGTACGGGAACACCTGCACGACACCGGTGGAACCGCCGGCACCCTGGCCGATCGTCCACGCCGTGACCTTGTCGATGCCGGTGCGCACGGCCAGGAAGCCGGTGGCCCGGTACACGAACAGCGACCACGGGGTGTCGGTCGGCGAGTCATGGTGGAGCGTCAACGAGATTGTCGGCTCACGCCGACCGACCCGGTTCAGCGTGAACGTGGACCCGACGTTGCCAACGTTGACCTTCCCGGTGGCCATCGAGATGTCCAACCCGTCCGGGGTGATGTAGCTGGTCAGGTCCGTGCCGGCGTTGAGCTCGGCCACCGTCGGCAGCGCGATGTTCGCGCACGCGGTCAGCGAGTAGACCCGGACCCGGCCGTCCATGATGACGACGCTCATACCTCTTGCTCCTCATCATCGGCTGCCGGCTTGGCCGGGGCTTTGGTGGTCTTCTTCTCCGGTGGCGCGTCCAGGTCCGGCAGGTCCGGCCCGAAATCGTCAAGCTCGTACTCGCCCGGCGTCTCGGTCCATTCCGAGACCCGGTACCAGCCGCGGGCGTGCTGGAACTCGAAGGCGCCCTCGGGGCAGACGCCGGCTACGGTGACGTCCGGGTGGCGGATCACGGCGAAGCGGGCCATGGTCAGACCCTCACCAGGTAATACGTCACGCCGGTGCGGGCGCCGGAGAACGTGACTGTCGCCAGCTGCGTCGAGGGCGCGATGGCGGACAACGGGATGAACAGCATCCGATGCCCGGTGGCCGTACCCGTCAACGTCGGCACCGTGCCGGCATACCCGAGAGCGTCCACATTGGGGTCGAGCACCGTCACGTCGGTCTGGGTGCCGGTGGTGACCACGAACATGAGCAGACCGTTGGGTCCGAAACTGGTCGCGGCGATGGTGTCCGACGCGGCGGGCGTAAGTGCGGTCGGTGTCGTCAGGGCGGCGCTGCCGGGCCCGGCGACGGTCTGTGATGCTTGCAGCGTCATCCGACGCGCCTCCTATGTGGACGGTGGTTGGCCCGGACTCAGCCGGTGGATTGGAAGCTGAAAACCTGCACGGCGTCCATGACGAGGCGGCCGGTGGACTCGTCCCGGTCCGGTGCCAGCGAGTCGTCCTGCTTGACCGGCGAGCAGCTGCGCCCGGCAATGACCGGCTTGAGGTTGAGCAGCGATGAGCGGACCTGCATGCCGACCGCCCGGGCGGCGGCGGCGTTGAGCCCGACGCAATGGCAGGTGGCCGTGGCGGTCGCGGTGACCTGCTGCGCGGTCAGGGCTGTGCCGATGCCGTCGCGCGGCCACGCGAGGTGGAAGTAGACGAGCACCCACGGCGGATCGGGCGTGGGACTAGGCACCACACCGTCGAAGGCCCGGCTGACAGTCAGGTTCGGGTTGGACGCGAGTGCGGCGAGGAAGACCTGCGCGTGCAGTTCATCCAGCTGGTCAGTCATCAGCCGACGACTCGGCGAGCAGGTCGTAGTAGACGACGTGCTCGGCTACCTCGTCCTTGTCGCGCAGGACCTTCACGGGCCTGCATCCGAACAACGTGACCTCGATGTAGCCGACGCCCATCTTGACGGTGCGCGTCCACGCCGGGTCGAGGCCGAGGACTTCGCACGCCGCGACGACCTGTGCCTGCGTGATGGTCTCTGGTGCGCCTTCGATCTTCTTCGTCATGGCTTGGCTCCGTTCAACAGGTCCTCGGCGACCTTGGCCGCCCACTGGGCCATCCGGGGCGCCTCAGCTTCGAGGGCCGGCATGCCGGCCGGGTGCGGTGCGGAGGTCAAGGTGCCGTACTCGATGAAGGAGGCGAGTCGGGCCTGTAGCCGTTCAGCCCGGACACCCACCTCGACGCTGAACGTCCATCCCTTCTGGTCGGTGTCGTAGCTGAGTGCTCTCACCTGGACCAGGTGCGGGATGTGGGCGTGTGGCATGGCTGTCCAGCGGGCGGACCAGTCGTCTTTGATGTTGCCGCCGGCCCGTTTCATGATCTGGGTGAATGGCTTCACTGCCCGCTCGGGCAGCGACTCAAGGTCGGCCAGCCACTCGTCCATGCCACGCGTCGAGAGGCCCATGACACCTCCCGGCGTACCGTGTGGGGCATGGACACGAGAGGGCTGATCATCTTCTACGGCGCCACCGCGCTGCTCGCTCGCGAGGCTGGCGTACCGGTCTTCATCAACGGCGACACCTGCGAGATCGAGGTGGTCCAGGCCGGGGAACGGTTCGTCTTCACCGAGGAGGAGTTCTACGACTTCCTTGCCCAGATGCCCGCCAAGGTCAGCTAAGCACCTCAAGTAGAGGCAGCTTCCGCGTGGTCGCGTGGCTCTTGCGACTCACACCCGTGATCGTGAAGACCCGGCCGACCAGATCAGCGTCGTTGAGGCAGGACAGGATCGTCACCCGGTCGTCGATCTCCAAACCCTCTGTGCCGACCACCGGAAGCTGAAGCTCGAAGCTCGCCAGCCGCAACGCCGCCTGAGCGACGTCGGTCGGACCGGCCCAGTTCGCCGCAGCCGCCTGCACCCGGCACGGACCGTCCGGATACACCAGCGTGTACGTCTTGGTCACCACACCCGTCGTCGGATCAGTGAAGTCGTTCGCAGGCCGCTGGATCCGGCACGTGTCAACCAACGCACCCGACGTGAAAAGGAAGGCCCGGCCGGCGGCGAGCACGTTCTCCCGACCCACGGCGAACCTCCCTTATGGACGCACGGTGTTCGTGGTAGTCGGCCTGGCGGTACTGCCCGTAGACGGCCGGAGCGTCATTGCGTCAGCGGACTCGTGCTAGTCGCGGTGACCGTCCAGTGCCAGTCCCAGTCCGGGAAAAAGTAGCTCGGCGTGGCCGCACCGGAGTACGCGACACGGGCGGCGTCGAGGATCTCCTTACGCCGCGCGTCGTTGTACGAGACGTTGTAATCATCGATGGATTCCGACGCCGCGCCGGACGGGTTGCGGAACGCGATCCCGGCCAACTCGATCGCCCACGCGAACAGATCGTCCGGCACCGGATTGGGCCAGACCGTGAGACGGGTGGCCGACATCAGCCACCCGTTCACGTACTGCCTGATCCTCGTGGCCGTCTCTGTATCAACCGAAGGCACCTGCAGCCACGAGGGCAGGTCGCTGAGTTCGAACAGATTCGGCCACGTCATGGCTCAGCCGCCGTTGATGCCGAGCACCCAGATGACCGGGTTACCCGCCGTCGCCGTGGTCAACGCCGTACCGATGATCTTCTCGAACGTGTTGGCCGCGATCGTCTCCACCGTGCCGGCCGTACCGGTCACCAGCTTCGCCCCGGCCGTGACACCGGTCGGGGTGACAGTGGACCACACCCCGTTGGGCACGAACATCCGCACCGTCGCACCCGACGCGGCGTCGGCCAGAGCGATACCGACCACCGCCGCCGAGTTCGCGGCGGCCGGACCGACCGTGCCGCTGGCGGTCACGGCCAACACCTGCCCACCGGTCACGGTGGCCGAGGCCGTACAGCCCTCGTACACCGTCACCGGACCCTCATGCAGATGGTTGGAGTGCTTGGCGACCCAGCCGGACGTCGCGACGACAGCGGCCATCAGCTACCGCCCGCCTTCGTCGGCTTCGCCCGCACCTCGGGCTCCGCCTTCTCCTCCGCCTTCTCGGCCGCGGCCTTGTCGGCAGCCGCCCGGTCGACCTCGGCCTGAGCCGACTTGACCGCCGCCGCACCCGCCTTGTCCTCCGGTGCCTCGGCGGCCTTCTCGGCCTTGTCCGCCTCGGCCTGCTGCGTCTGCACAGCCTTCAGATCGGCGCCCTCGACCTTCTCCACCATGCCCTTGCGGATGTGGCGGGCCAGATCCTCGAGGTCCACCGTCTCGGGCACCAGCGCGCCGGCGAAGTAACTGAGCACCTGCTCGCCGCCGGTCTCCGCCTTCGACTTGAGCGTGATGTACGGCGCGGTCACGCGATAGATGTCGGTCATGACGTCACCCCTGTGATCTCCTGGCCCGCACCGGGCTCCTGAACGACCGGCACCGTCTTGCGGCGGGCCTGAAGGTCCCACCCGTCGATCTCATCGAGTCGGATCGCCTTGACCTGCACCGCCAGGTCGGACACGGCGTAACCGGGTGCGCCGTCCACCTCGTCCGCCATGCCGCCCAGCGCCTTGGAGTCGAGCACGAAGCACGACGTGGGCACCGGCAGGTTGGGTGTGACGATGACCTTCATACCGGCCACCGACTCCAGCACACCGGTGTAGACCGGGTTGTCGGTGGTCTCCCGCCGCCACAGGTTGGAGATGACGGTGTCGACCATCATCGACATGTAGCCGAGGTCGGACACCACGATGGTGTCCGGGTCGTAGCCGAGATTGCGGGCGTTGATGATCCTCTTGGCGTTCAAGATGTCGTTGAGGATCTTCGGTGTGCCGGCGTCCCACTTGCCCAACGTCGCGGTGTCGGCCAACCCCGACCCGATCGCCGACATGGTGATCGAGTCGACCTGGCTGATGATGCTGTTGAGCACCTTGCGCATCGTGCGGTCCACGGCGGCCCCGCCGTACTGGTTGCGCGAGATCTCCTCGTCGGTCAGCCGCGCCTTCTGACCCCACTTGGAGACCGCGGCCAGGGCCGCGGTACCTGTGGGCAGGTTGCCGAACGGGTACTCCGACCCGGCCGACACGGCTTCCACCGTGCGGTCGGTCACGAACGGCTCGGTCAACTCGTAGAGCACCGCGCCACCGGAGGACCGGAAACGCTGCGTCAGCAACTGATCGGCGACGAAGCGAAGGTCCTTGTAGTCGCGCAACCGGCGCTGGATCGCAGTCGGCGACTGCAGGAACCGGCTGATGGCCAGCGAATCACCCGTGAGGACGGGCGCGCCAGCCGGGTACGTACCAGGCATGTGCTATCTCCTCTCGGGTGGTTACCGGCGGCCCTGGACGCGCAGCTTCAGCGGGGAACCCGCAGCTGTCGTCACGGCGGTGCCGATGAGGGTGCCGGCCGCGGCCGCGGTGGCGATGGTGGCGGTCTTGACCTGACCGGTCGTGTCAGTGACGACACCAGCGAGCACGGTGATGGCGCCGGAAGCGACCAGCTCATGAACGCAGCCGTCCATCGGCCACACGGTGAGCTTCGCGCCGGACGCCGCGTCGTGGGCGGCCACGCCGGCCACGACTGCGGAGTCCGCACCAGAGACGGTCACCGTGCTCGCCGCGGACCAGACCACTACGTTGCCGCCGGTGACGGCACCACCAGTGGTGACGGTGAACGGCAAGGTGCCGGCGGAGTAGACCGGTTCATAGTCAGCCACGGGTCAGCCCGCCTTACGCGCGTCGGGCGCGCCGTAGAGTGCCGCATAGTCGGCGTCGGCTTCGACGCCTTCACCGGCATAGCCGGACGCCATCACCGCGAGCGCCGAGTTGGGCGTCAGGGTGTCGATCAGATTGCGGGTGCCGTCCGGGTCGGCGTCCCACAGTCGGGTGAAGTGCAGCTTCTGCGCCGGGGTGAACTTGCCGGCACGCACGGCACCCGCGATCACCTCGTCGCGTTCGTCGCGCTTGGTCTTCGCGATGTGCTCGGTGAGGACCTTCATGTCGCGCTGCATCGCCTCGTACGTCGAGGCGGCGAGCACGATCGTGCCCGGTGCCGCGCTGGCCGTCACAGGTACTGCGGGTGGTGGGAACGCCTCGTCGAACGACGACCTCACCTCTTCGTCGGAGGAGTCCGGGCCGAGCCCGAGCACCTCTCGGATCTCGGTCGGATCGGCAGACATGCCGGCTCCTTTTCTGGTGTTGGTGGGTGGTGCGACCGCCTCCGGGGCGGGGTCTGGGACGTCGCCGAAGGAGGCGACGATGCGGGTGCCGTTGGGTTCCAGCGCGCCGGCCGCGGCCACACCGAGAGCGGCGGGCAGATCGCGCAGCGACCGGATCGACGGCATACCTGGCGGGGTCACACCGAGCAGGGCTAGGCCGTCCACGACCAGCCCGTACTGCTGGCCGTCGTGGGTGTAGTCGGCATAGCCCTCGATGCTTCGATCCGGCCAATGCCTCGGGATGGCCTCGGCGAGCCAGTCGGGGACGTCGTGCAGGTCGCCCTTCAGGACGTGGCCTTGGTCGTCCTCTTCGAGGCGGATGTTGTGCAGCCACCCCAGTGCGGGTTCGCCGTCGCCGGCCATGAAGCGGGTATCGGTGTGGCCGATCTTCAGGTAGCCGGGGCGGGCACCATCACGGTTGGCGAAGCGGGCGGCGTCGGCCAGCATCTCGTCGGTCACCTCGAGCGGACCGCTGGCGAGCTTCCAAGAACCGGCGCGGGCCAACTCGATGTCGCGCAGTTCGGCGGCGGCGGTGACCTTGTTGTCCTCGGCGAAGTCGATGCCGTACTTCTTGCCGGCGGCCTTGATGCGTCCCTTGATCCGCTTGAGTTCCTCGGGCGAGTACTTGGCCGCGTTGTCTTCCTGGTTTATGTAGCTCCAGGCGGCCCTGCACTGACTTTCCGAATCGAGTGCGTACCGTTTCTTGCCGTCGCTTTGGTAGCCAGGATCGGCGTAATGCTTCGCTTCGGTGTGTGCATATTCGGCGGCAGCGGACACCAGGGCATCGCGCGTTTCCTGGCCGCTGGGCTGTTCGAGGGCATGCGTCATCAGCCCACCTACCTTTCGGTACGTGGGCTGGCGACCGTGATCAGATCAGCCTGGCCCTATCTTGGATCCTCTTGGGGGCTTACCGTTCCTGACGCGATTGAGATCGCTTCCGCTCCAATAGCCGTACCTGTCGTGGAACCAGGCGGAGGCATACACGGCGGCCTTGACCGGACCGACTTCGGGGATCGTCGCCAGTTGGTCGTATAGCTCAGTCCAGGTCCGCCAGCGGGCTCGACCTTTTCCGTAGACCCACCAGTGGTGCAACTGGTCGTGGCCGGGCGTGACATCGTGACCCAGCGTGGCGAGGACCGGCTCGCCATCGTCCGGGAAGTCGTCGTCGTCGAACAGGTCGATGCCGACGTCCACTTCGGACTCGTCGTCGTCGAGGTCGAACTCTTCGGTGTCGTCCTGCTCCGGCAGGTCCTCGTCGTCCGGGCCACCCGCCGCCTTCACCGTGCGACCGACGCATGGCGACAACGCCTTGGCGATCTTCAACCGCTGCACCACCGCCGGCGACGCCACACCGGTCTGCTTCATGCCCAGCTTGGCCTGAACCGCCTTCACGGCCGCCTCGGTGGCCGGGCCGTAGACGCCGTCTGGCGCCAAGTCGCCGAGACCCAGGGCTTTGATGAGCCGCTGCAGACGCTTCACGGCGGTCGGGCTGTTGGCGCGGCCACGTGCCATGCCGTCGGGCAAGGGCGCGGCGGCAGGTGCCCGGCGGGCTGGTCTCGCCGGTGTCTTGGTCTTCGTCGTCGTCGTTTTGGTGGTCGAAGTGGCGGAGAACTGCCCGCCCTCGGGGCCGGTGAGGACACGCGGATGCTTGGCGTCGTCGTAGTTCACCGCAGTGACGACGGTCATCGCCACTCGTTCCGCCGGCTCGTCAGTTGCTGGGCAAGCCACCGTCGGCGCTCGTCGGCGCCTTTCACATCGTCGGGGAACCGCAGGCCCGACTTTGCTCCCCTGGCAGTACTGAGCGTCGATCTGGCCTTCCTGGCGCCCTCATATTTGCGGGCCAACCGTGCCAACTCGCTGGCGTTCAGGTCCGCGAGAAGGTCCAGGATCTGCTGCTCGTTCTTGCCGATCAGCCGACCAGCGAGGTCGTCGAAGTCGCCCGATACCAACTTCCTGTCGGTCGGCAACCCGGACGGTCGCACATTCGGTGCCGCCGGCTTCCCAGCACCACCGTCCAGATGCCCCACCAGCCGGTCCACCAGGTCCCGCTTCTTGCCCGACACCGGCAGTCCCTGCTCGCGCAGCATGGCCTTCAGTTCATCGACCTTGCGCAGGTCCAGGGCGTCGCGGCGGGACTCGGTGTCCAGGGTGCGCAGGGCGTTGACGTCGGGGGCGGCGTTCGGCGGTGAGGCCGTCCCGAGAGGAACCGACTGCCGCTCAACCTCCGCCATCCGACCGGCAACGATGCCGTTGATCAGCGCGGTCCTCGTCTTGGGCAAGGTGCGGTCGCGGGGCACGAACTTGTCGGCAACATCGGCCAGTTGGTCGGTGCTCAGCTTCTGTGCGCCGAGATAGTCTCGGATGTCCTTCTCTGAGGTGAGCCGGGCTATCGCCGACGTGTGCTCGCCGGCCCATCTGCTGTTACGCGGCGGCCGGATCGCGTTCTCGACCTCGACGGGGGCGGCGGTGGGTGCGGTTTTCTTTGGCGCTACGACCGCGCCTCGATCTCGGCCAGGAGAGCTTTTACGTCCGCTGGCAGTTGTTCCCACGTCTCCACCCGCCGGGCCGCGGTCACCACGCGGAGGCGCTCCGACATCGACACCGGCCGCATGCTCACGATCTCTGCGAGGTGCCGCGATAGATCCGGACCCATCTGGCCTCCTAACCGCCGTGGCCGTCCGATTAAGGACGAGCAGTTCGTCCCCGTACTCCAGCCCCGATCGGACCCTGACCGCGTCATACCCCAGGGCGGCGGCGAGCCTGCCAGGGTCGCCGAGAACGAGCTGACGCGGCTCGCCGTCGGCGCCGTGGAAACTAAACTCGGCAGGAAGGCCCATCGACTGACGAATGTGCTCGACATCTTGGAAGTCCAGCACCCGCGCATCCGGTAGGAGCATCGCCTCAATCACCGCACTGCCTTCGAGGGCGCGGTTTCCGCGATTGAAGTTCAGTGGGCCATATGCCTTGCCGACCGAGTAGTCGTTTGCCGTCTTAGGACTGTCGACGAAGTACGCGCCGTTGCCGAAGACCCCGATGCCGGGGTAATGGTCTCCGGTGGCGTATCGTTCCGCAATCTGGTCGGCCGATAGGCCATCCTTCAGCCCACGCACACCTCGGTAGATGGGTGTGCCGCCAGCCTTCGTCAGACGATCCCATTCGGCATTATTGACAACTCGGGGCGGGCCGTCGAAGCCTTGCTGCGCCCAGATATGCGAGAGCTCGGGGTCGCCCTCACCAGACACATAGGGAATTTGCGAAATCGATGCATAGTCCAGGTTGGCGGTCAGATCACGCCCGATTACCCGTTTGGTCGGAGCCTTCGGAACCTCAGCCCCACCCCGCTCCTTGCGCGCCCACCCCGCCAGTTCCGACTCGCCGTGCTCGTTCGCCCACGACTCCAACCCGGCCAGGTCGTCGACCAGCGCCACCCGCTTGCGGCGCTCGCCCGAGTCGGACACCTCCCACAGGGCGAGTTTGCCATTCTCGTGGAAGACACCGACGTCGAGGTTGCGGAGCTTGGAATCAACGGTTGGTTTGTGGGCTGCTTTCCACGCCTTGGCCGCCTCAGGGTTGTCCTCCCATGCGGCGACCTTAGTGCGATTGAAGATGACCCATTCTTCGGTGCCACGCTTGACAACCTTGTGGTCATCGTGGGTCGCGACCATGGCGTCATACCCACGCGCCATAGCAAACGTTCCCGGGTCGTCGAACACCTTGCGCTCGGCTTCGTACCTCGGCCCAGGGGGCAGCTTCGCCAGGTAGTCATCGCGTTGCTTCACCGCGTCCGGGTACTTGATGACCTTCGCGTCAGGAGAAAGCAGGAAGGCAACCGTGGCGCTTCCGTGGATCCGGGTGAAACGGTCCTGGCGAGCGTAGTAATCGGCATTGTCCAAGTCGTCGGACATGTTCGTGCCGAGGCCTACGCCGCCGCCGACGTGCAGTGGTCCGTATAGGAACTGGTGAGCCATGTCCTGGCCGGTCTTGCCTGGCTTCTCGCCCTGGCCCCAACCCCAGCCTCGATACAGTGGGCGCCAACCGGCATTTTCGAGTTTGTTCCATCCGATCGGCTCGCCGTTTGCGCCGAGGTTCTGATCGCGACGAAACACTTGCGGCAAGCCGTCAAAACCCTGCTGCTTGGCAAGGGTCAGATGGGCCTGGTAGCCGCCCTTGTCAGGTTCGAACCGGCCGCCACCTTGCCACTCGCCGCCCTCCTTGCCCGCCTCGAAGGCGGCAGAGATGAGGGCGTGATCGTCGGCGATGTTTCGACCCTTGACCTGGCCGGCTTTCCTTGGTTCGCCGCCGCCGGTCAGCGTGAACCGCACCGGCTTACCCGCGTCGGGGGACTTGGCGGCCTTGGCGTCACCACGCTTGGCCCGCACGTCGGCCTTGAGCGCCTCGACGATTTCCGGCTCAGACGCGCCGTGGCGCAGTGTCACGCCGCGCTTCTTGGCCGCGTCCCGCAGCTGCGCCCGGGTGAAGCCATGACCCTCGAACGGGTTGGCGTTGCTCGGACTGTCGCCGTTGCCCCAGTCCTCCAACGCACGCACGATCCGGGCGAAGGTGTTGCGGAACCGGCCGCCGGCGCCGCGCGGGTGGAGCTTGTCGCTGAACTCGGCCGCCGCGTAGACCTCGCCGCAGAACGCGGCCAGCGCGGCAACGAGGGCGGCGGTGTCGATGTCCTCTGTGGACTCGAATTGCCCCGGTTCGTCATCTTCATCGTCGTCGATGGACGCGGAAACGGGCCGATTGCTCGAACCGAGGACTCGCTCGCCCGACCAGGAAGACCCATCAAGGATCGACTCGCCCAGCTTTCCGCTGTCAGCGATTTCCTTTGGTGTAGGCCACTTCGTCCGGTCGGAACTGTCGAACGCAGCCAGCCAGGCACGGAGTTGTACTTCCTCGGCGGGCGATGGCGACGCCAGCGATTCGTCACCGACCTCAGCGGTAATTCCGCCGTGCGTACCGTTGAACACCTGCCGGACGATGGCCCCGACCTCCGGTTGAAGCTCATCGAGGTACTTCTCGTCGCCCTCCTTGAGGTCAGAGAGGGCATTCAGCAAGGCTGAGGGGCTGCCACCAACGGGAATCCAGCCGTGCCGGTACTTCTGGCCCGGATGCGGATGGCCCGCCTCAACCCATTCGCCTTTTGGGCCGACACCACCGGCCAGCACCGGCTCGGGCTGCGTCTGCGCCTGGTCCGGCGGCAGCAACGGCGCAGCCGTCCCCGTCGCGTCGGGCGCCTGCTCCTTCGGCGGCAGACCGTACTGCTGGCGCAGCGACTCCTCGAGCCGGGCGTCGGGGGTGAGCGCACCGGCGCCGAACAGAGCCACCAACGACTGTGCCGTGGCCGGCTGGCGGGAACCGATCTCGTCACAGACCAGCTTTGGTGCCGGCTCGTCCGGACCCCAGTTGACGTCGACGAGATCCTCGATGATGTACAGCGAGCCGACCTGCTCCACCTGCTGGGCCAGGGACTGCAGGGACAGCGTGAAGAAGTCCGCGAACGTCGTTCCCAGCGCCCATGAGCCGGTCTGCGTGCCCAGGTTCAGGAAGTGGGCGAGGACCGCCCGCCCAAGTTGCTCATCGTGATATCGGACCGCTGGCTCGGCGTCGGGCAGCGTGCCGTTGACCCCGACGAGGTCCAGCATCGACCCAAACGGGATGGCCGTGCCGGCCGACTCACCCGACCGCCACGCCCTCGCCATAGCCAAGCCCTGGGCCAGCGACGCCTCGCCCTCGGCACCGGTGTAGCGGGGCACACCCATGCCGTTACGTTCGATCGTCTGCGCCCAGACGCGAAGCAAACGGTCTTTCAGCAGCCAGTTCTTGTATCCGGGACGAAGGATCGACGAGCCGAGCCAGTTCCCGCCCTCCTTCTCGTGGATGTAGGCCACGAGACGGTTGACCGGGATCGGCTGCGGTTTGCGGTCGACGGCGGTCCAGTACTGGGTGATCGAGATCAGTCCGCCGTCCTCGGCGACGTCGATCTGGCTGATCGTCTTCGGCATGCGGGGGCCGAGCTTGCGCAGCCGCGCCTTACCGTCCGGGTCGATGCGGTAGGTCTGCTCGAAGTACATGTGCCCGAACGGCAGCATCAGCAACGCCTGCCGCAGGTGCTCATCCCAACTGAAGCGGTCCTGCTGGCGCAGCGGGGACTTCGGCTCCTGGCCGACAATCGGCAGACCGAGGTTATCCGCGACGAACTCGGTAACCTCGTCGCTCGCCCCGTTCGGGTCGATCCGCCAGGGGGTGGAACGCACCGGCAACGTCATCGCCCGCAGGACGGAGGTCACCTGGGCGTCGGTGCGGCGCATCGCGTCGTAGACGCTGATGGACTGCGGCCACTGGAGCTCCGGGGTGGTCTCGTCCTGGTACTGCCACCAGTTGTAGTTGGGCGCCTGGGCGTAGCCGATCTCGGTCAGCGGCGCCGCGGGCTTGGTCTGCGAGGTGGTCATGTACCCACCCCGATTCCTTAGAACCCGATGCTCATGAGGTCGTCAACGCCACCCCGGCGGTAGATTCCGCTCGGCTCGGTGTCCATCAGTGGTGCCGCGACGACGCGGCGCGGCGGCATCGTCCGGGCCGCCTCGAGCGCCAGGACGGCACCAATCCCGGCGTCGATCTTGTCGTGGTTCGGGCCTTTGACGAACACGAACTTGGTCCGTCCGTCGTCGTCCTCGTCGCGGACCCGGATCTTGCGCTTGTGCATGGCCAGCACCTGCGCCGACAGCACCGCCGAACCGTCGTGGGTGTACAGGCCCTCCGTCAGCGCGGTCGAGAACCGGTCGCACGCCTTCCACATCCGCGTCGGCTGGTTCGTATCGAAGAACGCGACCTGATCCTCGGCGTTGGCCAACCCGGCCGCCCGGCGCCGCTCGGTGGCCTCTTCGGCCCACAACTCGATCTCGGTCTGCCACTTCGCCGGGTCGCACAACATCAGACCCACGTCGTAGTACCGGAAGACCCAGGCCACCTTGGCCCGCACGTCGGCCCGCGGGACCCGCCACGCGTTCGTGGAATGCACGTGGCGGCGGGATTCCGACGCCGGCTTCTGCCACACCTCGATCTCGAAGGTGTGCGGCACGCCGTCGTTGATCCAGCACCCGACAAGCGCGGTGCAGTCGTCCGAAATCGAACCATCGAACCCGACCCCGATGTAGGCACCAGCCGGCACCACGATGTCCGGCCGGGCGACCTTCGGGTCGTTCCACCGTTTCGTCTCGACCGCCCTGCGACGATCGTCGATGTTGTGGTTGAAGAAGTACCGTTCAGCGTCTTCCCAGGGCGTTTCCGGGTCCCGGATCTCCTGCACCAGCCGGTTCACGTCGACCCAGTAGGCCCCGCCATAGGCCACCCGCAGCGCGGCGCGGAGCACGTCGTCGGAGTCCTCGGGCTTGACCTCCGGCGCCTCGACCGCGTTGTAGTAGATGCCCTGCTGGCCCTCCATGACGGCCTTGTGGGTGCCCTCAGCCACCGAACTCTCGCCCGGAGCGAACGAATTCGTGGTCTCGTACGACCGGCCGCCCATCTTCGCGATGTTCTGACGCAGCGTCCGGGCCAGACGCACACCGCCATTGGACGGCAACCACAGGTGCGTCTCGTCCAGCGTCGCGTCGGTGATCGGCTGACCCTGCCGCGACCCGGCCGACGCCGTCACCGGCTCCAACTTGCCCGGCCGGTCCCGCAGATAGCACCGAGTCAGACCCACATCGATGCGGAGGGCGTCCGCCGCGGCCCCATCGTTGGCCGTGAGCAGCTCGTGCACCACCGAATACGTGTTGTCGGTCTGATCCTCGGACACCGCGGCGATCTGCACCCACGGGTTCGGGTCGCCCTTGCGTCCCCACGGCCGCCCGACCGGCTCACCGGAAGCGTCGAATCCATCCGGACGGACGTCGCCGGCCAGCGCGGCGATCGCCTTCGCCGCCTCCACCGGCGACTTGCCCCAGCCCTTCGACCGGCGCGAACAACCGCGCCGGAACAGGAACTTGAGCGTCACCGGGTCGAACGTGAACCAGTCGACGAGGATCCGGGCCTGCTCGTCGGTGAAGATCAGCGGCTCGGTGTGGTCCCGCGGTGAGGGCAACGTCTCCGCCCACCAGTCGAGCAGGCCCCAGCCCAGCGACGGAAGCTCACCCTCGTACGCGGCCCCGCGCCAGGGCATGGGGGCTACGCCGACTCGACGGCCCGCAGGTGCTGGTAGCGACCCGCCGGCTTCGGTTCCTCGGCTTTCGACGCCGGCGCGGTCACCTGCAGCCGCAGCCGCATCCGGTCCTCCGGCGTCGCGCCGAACTTCGCCGCCCGCAGCCGCAGCTCGCTCGCGAACTCCCACCGACCCTGCGACCACATCGTGTGATGCATCAACGCGGTGTCGAGCAGAAAGTCCCAGTCCGTCGCCGTGAACGTCTGCGCCTGCGCCGACGTCCGCCAGGTCCGCCACCAGTCGCGGGTGCGCTGATGCCATTGCTCATGGTTGGGCAGTACGTCGATGGGTAGGTCCGGGCCGCGCAGCTCGTCGTCAGCCTCGATCACTGTGGGCGGTGGCACGACGTTGCGCCTGCGCCGGGTGGCCGGATCCTTCGGTGCAGGGCCGTGACCAGCCATAACGTCACCCCCGTGTCCACAGTGGAG